TTGGTGCAATCAGGTTGATTGAAGATGAGCCTGCTGCCTGATATGCGGGACTTGTAAAATACACACCACCAATAACAATGCTTGCGCCTGCGGAAATGGCAACCGTGGTGTTGGAGCTGAGGGCAAGCGAGAACTGCTGGTAGTTGGTGTAAGAAGTTCCACCCGAAGAAGTAGATACTGCAAGCCGAAGGTTGTTGCTAGACGTTAGCGCCATCTTGGAACGGAAGAACGTGCCAGCTTCGGACGAGCATCCCGGTCCAACGGTGCCGTTGGCGTTGATTGTGGAGTGATACAGGAGCGCCGAGACAGTTCCTGAGCCGCGCACCATGAATGCACGAGCGCCTGGCTCGGTGATGCGCACCTGGATGTCCTCAAACACGGTGCCCTCAAACGAGTTGGTTCCCGTTGAGGCGTCGAACTCAATGCCGACGAAGCACTTGTCCACGCCACAACCGGCGAGGAACTTGGTCTGCTCGGTGTAGCGGGTGGTCCCGCTGACGATCAGGTTGCGGATGCGCCAGCCACGTCCACCTGCGTTGCCTGAGGTCGGATAGGTGGTGTCGGGCACCTGGTCGAAGTTGGCGACGTAGGCCCGATAGATCCCACCGATGCCCGGCCCGTGGTCGATGCCGATGTCGCCGGTGCCGGTGAGGTTGCCGTTGATGGCGAAGTCGAGCACCGGAGCGATCTTGGGCGTCGAGATGTTGACCGGCCCGGAGTACCAGTAGGCCGTGTCGGTCATTGAGGTCGTGACGCACGCGCCGGGGGTGCCGGAGACGTTGATCGGGTAGAACGTCGTCTGCTGCAAGCCGCCGCCGAGGATCTGGATGGCACTCTGCGCCAGCGTGGTACGAGACAAGATGCCCGTGTTGAACAGGTAGCCGCCTGCCGGGAAGTAGACGGGCTTGGCTTGTCCGCTGTTGGCGAGGGTGGTGGCCGTAGACCACAAGCTCGTTAGCGCCGTTGAGTTGTCGGTGCCGAAGATGTAGACGCCTTGGAAGTCAACGGTGGCTGGCGTGGCGGTGATCGTGACCTGCGTAGAAGAAATGTAAGTAGCAATCGTGGTGCGGAACCAGACGCCAGAACCATCCTCTACCCAAAAAGATTTGCCGACCGAAGCGGAAGTGAACGGTCCCGTTGAATCGGTCCAAGTGCTGCTTGACAAAGAACCGCCAGCACCAAGGTAGGCATCATTGACGACGCCGTAATCAAGGACGTTGAGGACGGACGACGAGGTGATTGCCGAAGATCCAAGACCGAGGTTTGTCCTAGCGGTTGGAGTGCTGGCAAGATCAGAAAGGTTGTTTGCTTTCTGTGCCGATGTGCTGAGAACCGCAGCAGCAGCACCGGCAGCATCAAAAGCAGTAGACGCTTGCGTTGCAGCAGTACCAAGACCAAGGTTGGTTCGAGCCGTAGCAGTTGATGCTACATCGCTGAGGTTGCTTGCCTTCTGCAAGGAAGCAGCTTGAACGGTTGAAGCGGCACCAGAAACGTCAGCTCCAACGTCGGTGTAAGTAAGGACAACCGCACCCGTCTTTGAGTTGACGGAGGAAACCGCCCCGCCCTGCGCCAAAATGTCCGTTACGTCAGCAACACCAAATCCATGCGTCCACTGGCTACCGACCACCCACTGTCCAGCAGTGGTTCCATCACCTGCACGAGTAATCGTGGCAAAAGTAGAACCAGCCGTGTGAGCGGTGACGTAGACGTTCTCCGAGCTGGTGATGTTGCCATTGGGGTCTACCCCATACAGGCATATCAGGGCAACATTGGGAGACGCAACCGTACCAAGTCGTGCAAGACCAGGAGACGAGATAGTGGTGGTACCAGTATCAAGGGCCGCGTCCAACGCACCCTTGACGGCATCAAACCGCAGACGGGCCATGTGGTCTCCTAGTAGGAATCAGTGTCGTTGGTCTGCTCGGTCCCGCCTTCGCCCTCAAGCTTGGGGTCGGGGATACCGAAGAAGTCACCACGGATGTCCCGTGGCTTGAAGTTGATTGAGAAGGACGCACCGCAAGAGGGGCAGCCATCGCCGCACGCCTTACCGCAAGTGTCCACCTGAGACTCGCGCATCAGACCTCACGCACCTTGAACGGGAAGCCGTGAACCTCGTTGGGGGTCTTGACCCCGTTGGCCCAGGAGCCGTGCGAGTCGGCAGAGATGTCCTGAATGACCACCGGCTCCTTGAGCTGCCAGTTGTCGTCTGCCGGACGCATCTTCCCACCCATCGCACGGACGTTGGGGAAGGTGTAGTCCTTGTTCATGTGGCCGGAGAGATCCTCAGCCGTGGCAATCTTGGTGTCCTCGACGCGCTGTGGGGTCATCGGTTGGGCTTGCCCTTCATAATGACCTTAGCGCCCATGAGGGGGTCGCCAAGGTGCGAGCGGGTGGGGTTCGGGTTGAAGTTCGGAAGCATGGTGATCTTCGTGAACTTGCCATCGTCCTTCATGTCCACACGACCATCGGCAGCCATTGCGCTGTCCATGTCGTGCGTCATGCCGTACTGAGCGTTGTTCGCCGCAGCACGGTCGGGACGGTAGCCGGGGAGAGGAGTACCGGGCATACCGGCAAACTCAGGTCCACGCTTCTCGCCGTTGCCGGTTGGTGAGCTGACGCCCATTTAGTTCTCCTTCGGGGGGTCGTAGGAGGAGGGGGGGACTGACTTGTGGCCCTTAGCGTGCGTGTGGAGTCCGCATGAAAGGCACTGGTAGTGATCCGTGCCTGCCATGATGTCGAACGAACCACAGTGCGCACACTGTTGAACCACGTCAGTCCCCCCCTTCTAACTACTGGTCGATTGCCGGGTCGCTGTAGGTCAGGGACGAACCGGACTCGATGCGCTGCACCGACGCCTGACGGTAGATGGCGTAGCCACCCAGCCAGTACCAGCCCCACGGCACGAAGCGGCGGAGGTAGTCGGTGATCGGACCGGGGACCACATGCGGGGTCTCGGTGTTCCCATCGACCATGCTCCACGCCTTCGCGAGCGACTGACGCCCGACGCAGAGGGTGGCGTAGACGTTCGCACCCACGGTTCCGGTGGACGAACCGCCACCCTGGAACACTGGCGAGCGAGGGGTCTCGATGAAGCGGAAGCCCTCGAAGGCACCCAGCTCACCGGCCCAAATCTCACCAGGCTGCGAGTAGGTGTGCGGGTCACGCCACGCAGCCGAGCCGGTCTCCGACGTGAAGTCGTAGGCCACGTTCGGGTGGATGTAGGCGGTGTAGAACCCGTTGAAGTTCGGGACGTTCTGCGAGCGCAGACGAGCCTTCGCAGCACGGACATCGGCAGCCTTGAGAGCGTCGGTGCTGGCGATGCTGGTACGGGCGGTCTTGCCGTTCGTGTAGGCCACGTTCGTTCCGGCCTTGAGCACGTCACGGGCAACCTCGTCAATCGAGACACCAGCGTTGTAGCCGATGACGTTGGCGACGATTGGGTCCACCTCGACGTAGCTCTCACCACGCAGGGCAGCGGTGGTCAGCACGGCGTTACCGTACTCAGCGAGCGTCACGGTGACGGTGCTCTCGGAGATGGCCGAGGGGGTGACATCCGTGCTCTCGGTCAGCGGGGACGAGGCAATGCTCAGGTCCGAGATGATCGGGAACACAACGGACGAACCGGGCATCGACTGGTTCGTGGGCTTGATGTCAGCCACGTTGTCGAAGTACAGCTCAGGACGGAGGGCGAATCGAGCCATCCGGTCGTACGCCTGCTGCGCAAGACCAATGGAAGTCGTAGTCGCACCCGTGGTAGTCATGGGTGGCGTGTAAGCCATTGGGGGACTCTCCTATGAGTCTAGGATTCCCCGGTTAGTTGCTTGTCGGGAAAACGCCACTCTCGGCGCCTGTGGAGCGAATGATCTCCATGATCTCGTCTGCACTACCGGCACCCTCCATCGCTGCAAGAAACTCCTGCATGGGGCTGGGGCCAGAGTTGCTGGTTCCCGTTGCACCTGCGATGCTGCGGTGACGCTCAAGCTCCTCACGAACCGGGTCAATGCGCTCCTGGTCGCTGGCATTGCTTCCGAAGATTCCGTACTCCTCGGCGGTCTTGCGGATCGCCTCGGGGTCGGTGTCCCCATCGTATGCCTTGCGAAGAAGTGCTCCAACGCCAGTCTCAGGAATCCCTGCCTTGGTGAAAGCCAACTCACGCTTGAGCTGCATCACCTCGTGCTTGGCATCCTCGGCCTCTCGTGCTCGCTCCTTCGACTTGCGAAGTTCGGCCCGAATGTTGGGGTCAAGGCTACCGGAATCCTGATCGTCGTAGAACTCGTCAGACTCACTCATGTTGATCTCTCCATCCCTTACGCATACTCACCGGAGGAAGTGAATACGGATAGTTGGGTAAGTTGGCATCTACACAATGGGGTTGCCGAGTCCCATCGGGCAGCGGCCTTAGCTCACGGACCAGTCCGGCCAAAGCTCCACTAGACGTAAGTGTATCAGAAAACGCTACGGCGTGTGTCTACTTGCCGGTGCCTTCGCTGCTGGCAGAACCGATGCCGAGTCCACCCGAGGCGTTCTGTGCGTAGCCACCGCCACCTTGCAAGCCTGCGGTGCGTGCCTGAGAAGCCAGATCGATTGCACGCTGAGCCTCAGCCTGTAAGCCGACACCCGGCTCCTTCAAGCCTGCGAACGTGCCGGCAAGGATCTGCTGCTGCGAGACCGTAGCCTGACCACGCTGACCGATCTGCGCCTGCTCCAACGGCTGCTCTGCTGCGGCCTTGGCAAAGCCCGTCTTGTAGGTGTCCATGCCATACCCACCAGAGGTCATCTGCTTGGACAACTGCTCGGCAGTCTTTTGATCAAGACCATTGAACTTGGCGTTGTGCGCCTCGGTGTTGATCATGGCAGCCTGGACTTCCTTGACGATCTGCTGCTGTCCATGCTTGGGCGACACCATGTAGGCGAGGAGGTGTCCGGGCTTCACGCCGTACCAATCCTGCAACGTCTTTTTGATGTACGGATCGGCGTTCTTGACCATCTCGTAGCCCTTCTGCAAACGAGCGGCAAGGTTGCCCTGGTACACACCGTTGGAAATCAGCTTCCCCATCTCCTCGGGGGTCAGCATCTTTGTGGGGATGCCCGAGTTGGCAAACTGGTCCTGAATGTCCATCTTGTGATTGAGGTACTGGTTCTCCGTCATGTTGAGACCCTTGTTATTGATCTCATCCATACCGGGGAACACAGCCTTGTACTCAGGAGTCTGTCGAATCTGCTGCATGACAAGGCCGGCGTTGAGGTGGTAGCCGGGGTCAGAAATCATCTGCCACGCTTGATCGGAAAGAGATTCAAGCCCCCATGCGCTCAAGTTGGAAAGCACCTGCGAGTAAGCAGACAACTCCGCACTGGCAGTCATGTCCTGCGCACCGGGACCAGAACTGCCAAAAACAATAGTCGGGTTGGAAGATGGACCCGATGCTGAGTTACTAGGACTCCTTCTAGTACCGGTGGCTAGGTCATATCCGCCTTGCGTCGGGTACAGCGTGAACAGGCTTGTCTTGGCACCACCCGCAGCAGCGTATGCTTTGCGGATTACGTCAATCTCTTGACCAACATTGCCAGACGGAGATTGATTGGTAAGCCAGTTGTAAGCAGCAGCAAGGTCTCCTGGGTGCCGAGCAAGATTGCCAAGAAAGACATCAAGTGAATCGGCATCGTAGAACGTGCCACCGTTGTAAATCTTCCCTTCCGGCGCACCGGACAGACTGTAGACAGCGGTGCTTCCACCCCCACCAAGCAAAGATGGCGGAGGAGGCGGCGGC